GCGTTACGCACGCGGATTTAGAGCCCCGTCTATCCAAGGACGTATCTTGTTTGGAGACGTGATTACGACGGCAGATTCTGAAACGCTTGATTCTTATGAAGTCGGTGTGAAATCATTCTTATTTGACCGTCGCGTCAAAGCGAATGCCACAGCGTTTCTTTACAATATTAATGACCAACAGCTCACAGCGATTGGTGGGGCAGGGAACTTCAACCAACTCCTCAACGCCGATAAAGGGCGCGGATATGGTTTCGAAGCAGATGTGAGCGCGCTTGTCACGGATCATCTAACTGTGACGGCCGGACTGTCTTATAATAATACTGAAATTCGTGATGCCGGTCTCACAGCTGGAATTTGTGGCGCAGCTTGTACTGTACTTGATCCAATTGATCCTGTTACAGGCGGTGCGTTAATCGACGGAAACTCTTTCCCGAATGCCCCGGAATGGATCGGTAACTTCATCATAGATTACCGTAAGGAACTGGGTGCGGGTGAATTTTTCGCGAGCACAGACTGGTCTTATCGGAGCGACGCCAATATCTTCCTTTATGAATCTGTTGAATTTAACAGCCAAGGTTGGTTTGAAGGCGGCGCGCGTATCGGTTATTCGCAAGGGCCATGGACAGGGTCACTCTTTGCGCGCAATATTTTGGATGAAGTTGGCGCGGTCAGTGCGATTGATTTCAACAATCTCTCGGGCATTGTAAACCCGCCTCGCATTTTAGGGGCAGAGATTAAATGGACGCTTTAATTGGTTTAGCGTAAATTAAAAAAGGGCGGCTTTGAGCCGCCCTTTTCATTTGTACGATTTATTTGCTTTTAGGCGTCGGGATACCGCGTCGCGCCAGTTCATCGGCTTTTTCATTGCCGGGGTTGCCGTTATGGGCTTTGACCCATTTCCATTCGATATTTGGATTAGTCGCCAGATCTGCCAATTCTATCCACAGATCCTTATTTTTGACGGGCTTTTTATTGGCTGTTTTCCAGCCGCGGCGGATCCATCCCGAGATCCATTCCGTGATGCCGCGCTTTACATATTGGCTATCCGTATAAATGATGGCGCGCGTTTTTGGCGGGATGATCTTAAGGGCCTCGATCGCGGCCTTTAATTCCATTCTATTGTTCGTGGTATCTTTGCCGCCCGGCCCATTTAACGACAACCATGGCTTGCCATCAGCTTCCGCATAAAGACCCCATCCGCCCGGGCCAGGATTGGGGGAGCAGGATCCGTCCGTCCATATGATCAAGTCGCCGCCAGGATAGTCCGGAACATGCCGCGGATCATCTATTAAGATGGTTTCTAATTCATCCGATAGCGGGGGATCCATCAAGCGCCTGGCCAAATCCCTACAGGCCTCGGCAAAGGACATCCGATTGACGCCACCAACATCCCCGGCTTGCATAAGATGATTTCGATCATCAGATCCAATATACGCGCATGCTATATCCAGCGCGGCCTTTTCAATCTTAGTCATTTGCTGTGGTTTTTTCATATCTCTATCCTCTAGTTAGCCAAGTCGCATATCCGGTCGGGACGCGGACGCCTGATTCCGCAAAGGATCCCACTGGCAGATCCCGCCAGGTATATCCCTCCGGCAAAGCCTTATGATCATAATGCGCGGTCGCGGGCAAAATCGATACAAGCTTGCCGCCAGGGGCTAAAAACTTCATCGCATGCTCAATATGCTTTAGATAATGCCGCCCATAAAAAGGTGGGTTCATAATGATTTTAGTAAACCGGGGGTCTGGGCGCACTTCCAGGAAATTGGCTTGCGTGACGTGATAGCCCTTTGCCTTAGACTGATCAGCGCGCCCGCGATCATATTCCACGCCATATATCGCAACCTTTGGCGCGGGCTGATTCCATCCTCGGCGATTTTTGCAATTGATAGCGGCCCTGATGGCATCCAGGATCCGCCCACATCCGCATTGGGGCTCAAGGACAATATCGCCATCATAGAAGCTTGTATCGCTTAAGATCTGCTCCGCCACCGATACGGGGGTTGGATAATATTGCAGATCTTTGGAGACATCCGTCTTATTTAAGTCGGGCTTCATATCGGATTTATCGGGCTCCACATCCGGGAGGACATCGCCATAATATTCCGCCAGCCCGCGATTTATTTGCAAGCATGCGTGGGGATCAAAATGGATGTGGACGTTGCTGTTTTTAAACCATTTGAATGTTAGCCCGCGATAGGTTTCGATTTCTTTGCGCGATATCTTGTTTAAAATATCCTGATCCACCAAGCCATCGCCATCAAAGACCTGGAGCGCATTAAGCATATCGACCATCTTATCCCAGCCCCATCCATAGCGATGTGTGCTTACGTTGTTTAAAATGACGCGCTTTGGCAATCCCTTGACGCCAACCTTAACTTTGCTGTGCGATTTATACGCATCATCCAAATCGATAAAGGCTTCCGCCAGCCCGCGCAGTATATGGGTGCGCTGATCCGCAAGATATGGCCCAAAGCTGGCCATCAAGTTCTCGGCGGTAAAGGGGACAGGGTTTTGAAAATCTTGCTCAATCGTTTTCTTATCCGCGGCGGTCGCCAGGATGCCCATATTGCACCAAGCATAGGCGGCCCACCATGCGGATTTAAGCAAATTGGCCTCCATGCTCTTTTTGGATAGCGATGGACTGCTACAGCAAAAGATTTGCTCCCGCCCATATGTGCCCGCGACCGATGCACCCGCGTTGGCTTTGGCGACGATCTTTTCATGCTCGGCGATGATCGCCGGGATCCCAGCAAGCTTTTCGTTATATTCATCAACCAGATCAAGCGGGCTCTTGATTGCCCCTATAGCGCCTTTATCCATCTGACTGCTCTGCATCGCGGGCCATTTGACGAACAAGCGCCAACAATGGGGTGCGGGTTATTTTGGTTAGCTTGCTGATGGCTTTCGCAAAGCTGATCCCATCGGTGCTATTGACGAAATCATAAACCACGCCAGTATCATCAATTGGCAATTCAGTTATTTCGCCACCAAGCCCATCAAAGAAAAACCCAACCGGGACGCCAAGTATTTGCGACATCTTCCAAAGCCTGGATGCCCCTACGCGATTTGCCCCGCGCTCATATTTCTGGACTTGCTGAAATGTGACGCCTAGCTGATCGCCAAGCTTTTCCTGGCTCATTTTCATCACTTGGCGGCGCAAGCGGACTCTGGTTCCCACATGGATATCAATAGGGTTTGGTTTTCTTGGTGCATGTTTTGACATAATTGCCTCCTGTTTAGATTTCGCACTTAGTATTATATTTATTAGATCAGTCTTTCTTTTGCCGCATATGCCCACGCGGCATTCCATAGATTTGAATGATCCATGATATCAAAATCATCCGCATCGGCTTGATCTTGCGTGATAGCACCAGCCTTTATCAAAGCGCCGAGCATCGCCATATTGGCATCGCAATAATCATGCGAGTGGCATACGCCATCATCTTGCTCGGCCTTGTTGGCCGCTTTCATTTCAGCAAATTCATCATCCGATAGCCATTCCTTAAGGATGCCCGCAAAGGCTTCCGCGATCGCTTTGATCATTGCGCTTTCCATTATTTCGCTCCCGCAAATTTGATTTCGCTTTTTTGGCCCGCGGCGCTTAGGGATGCCTCGACGCTGATCGCCAAGCGATAGGCATCGTCCCGCGTCCGCGCGTCATCTTCAATGCATTGGGATCCGACAAAGACAGATCTTTTATCAACCGTGATGATGGTCATTTACGCCCCCTCTTTCAAAAAGTCGTAAGCGCCTTTTGCGATGCCATCCAGGCGATTGACGCCATAAGCTTCCATATCGGCGATAAGATCCGCGGCATCATATTTGCCCTTATTTGATACATCATACATGATACCGCCAAATGAGTCTTTTAGCACCTGTTGGTATATTGGGTTTGAGGTAAAATCTGCCATTTCGTTGCTCCGTTTTGGTGGGCTTCATCGCCCTTGCCTGATTTTGTTAGCAAAGATTATCCGGATGTCCAACAACTTTCTTATAAAAATAAGATTGGCCAAACACAGCATCTTTCTGTTACCGGGAGGCGGGCGCGGACTTCGGGAGTTGGCTTTCGCTGACAGATCGGAAGCTAATTGCCGGGCCCAACCAAAAAAGGATCTGTCATGCCGCTATCAACTTTATACGCCAGCCGCCCCGTTCTAAATCATCAGGAAATTGCCGATTGGGCAAAGGAGCAGGGATTTAAAAGCACTTTGGGCGAGGATATGCATGTCACTTTGGCATTCAGCAAAACCCCGCTTGAATGGGATCTGATCCAGGAAAATGATGCGGCGCTTACTGTTTTTGGAAAGGATGGCCGCCATCTTAAACCGCTGGGGGATCAAGGCGCTATTGTTTTAAGGTTTGAGGATCCGATCATCCGGGCGCGCTGGCGGGATCTAAAGGACAGCGGGGCCGTTTGGGGCTTCCCAGAATATCAGCCGCATATCACGATTTCATACGCCGCGGGGGATATTGACCTGGAGAGCATCGAACCCTACAGGGGAAAAATAGAGTTTGGGCCAGAAGCGTTTAAAGAAGTGAACGAAAACTGGCGAAAAGAAATAAAGGAAGCCCCGGTGAAAAAGCAATTATCGACATCCAGCATCTTAAAAGTCGATGCAGATCTGGGCCTTGTTTTCGGATATGCGATTGTCTGCATGGAAAAAGGGGAGCCCCATTTTGATTTGCAGGGCGATCATATCCCGGAGGCCACAATGCTTAAGGCGGCGTTGGATTTTGCTGAAAATAGTCAAATCGCCAAAGATATGCATGGCCATGGGGATTATGGTCATAAGCAAGTCGGATCTGTCCCGTTCTTATTTCCGCTAACGATGGACATCGCGAAAGCATTAGGATTCGATATCGAAAAATCCGGGCTTTTGATCGCGATGAAGCCAAGCGAAGACGCAATTTTGCAAAAATTTAAATCTGGGGAATATACTGGATTTTCGATCGGTGGCGATGCCCCGGTGCAACGAGAGGTCTAAAATCATGCCTAAAAAAACCATTCTTGAAGTCATTAAGATCGATGAAATCAGCGCTGTTGATCGCCCCGCCCAGCCTGGCGCGACAAGCGCAATCATGAAGCGTCATGACCCAAAAAAGTCCACTGTTATCGGCAAAAACGTCAAAATGACAACGGCTGTCGATGGGCATCAGCACACAATTGATTTGACCGGATGGGAAGGCGAGCATCTCTATGGCGGAAACACATCCTGGATCAAATCCGATGATGATGATGAAGGCCATCAGCACCCCTGGGTTTATGATGCACAGGGGGGGCTTGTAATTGGAGAAGCTTTAGGCCACAGGCATGACATAGAGGATTTTCAAAAGTCCGCACCGAAACAACCAACTGGAGAGCCCACAATGGCCAAACGCATTCTTAAATCCGCCCTAGCTTCCGCGCTGTTATGTTCAACCGCCATCGCAAAGTTCGATGAAGCTACCGCACATGAAGATGATGCCGCGATGATCCGCAAGGCCGCGCTCGATCTAAACATTGGCGGCATGCTACCGACAGATGGCCCGCTTTCAAAAGCATCCGCTGATGAAGATGAAGATGATGCGGACAAAAAGAAAAAAGAAGCCGAGGAAATGAAAAAGTTTCAGGCCATCGCTTCGCTTACTGGTGTTCAAAAGTCGCATTACGATACGCTGGATGAAAATGGCCAGGCGGCATACCTGAAAATGGATTCAGCCGCCCGCGATACCGAAATCAGCAAATCAAAAGATGCCGATCCGGTTGTCTATACATCGCTTGATGGATCCGTTTTCCGCAAATCTGACGACGAGCGCTTGGTCAAATCAATCAAGGCCGCGGATGATGATCGCCGCCAATTGGCCAAGAGCCGCGTTGATGCCCGCACTGATCGGATCGAAAAATCCGTTGGCGAATTGGGCAATCTGCCAGGCGAGACAGATGTTAAGAAAGCACTTGTTGGCGCGATCGAGGACATCAAAGATCCCGCGATGCGCAAAGGCGCTTATGAAATCCTCAAGGGCGCTAACGATATCGATAAGTCCGATTTCAAGCGCGCGGGCAAGATCTCAAAAGCCGATGTCGCGGATGCTGACAATAAGCTTGAAAAGATGGCCCAGGATTATGCCGCCGAGCATAGTGTGCCATATGAAAAAGCATTTATGGCCGTGACGCAAACCCAGGCTGGCGGCGCACTTTATAAAGCATTACGCGCGGGCCCCGCCGCATAATTTAACCCAGATCCCGCATAAGCGGGCCTGATCAATTTCTTAAGGCCAAGGAGAGCCAAAATGAGCAAGCACAAAACAAATTATGATAAGTTGCAAACCATCACGGTTTTTGCCGCCGCGTTATCGGTTCGCGGCCTGGCGGCGGTTGTCAATTCAGACGGTGAGGCGGAAGCCGCTGGCGCTGGCGTCATGCCTGATGTGATTTTCACAGAAGGCGGAGTCCCGGCATCGGAAGCCACACAAGGCGCAATGCCTAATGGCGGGATTATCCCGGTCATTGCTGGCGCGGCTGTAGTGGCTGGCGCTTTGGTCGCCACTAACGCGGCTGGCAAATTCATTACCGCGACATCTGGCGCTGTGGCATGCGGGCGGGCAGTTAATGCCGCCGGGGCCGCTGATGATTTCTTCGCAATTCAATTCACCAATAAAGGCGCTGTGGCTTAAGGCCCGCGCTAAAATTAAAACAAAAGTAACTTAAAGGACTGGTCATGTTAAAAGGCGTCTCAATTAAACCAAATCGCACATCGGCTCACACTGATACGCCGTTAACCAATCTATTGGTTGCGCATTATCAGGCTGACGAAGCATTTATCGCGGATAAAGTTTTCCCAACTCTCCCGGTTAGCCGCTCAACGGATATCTTCTATGAAGTACCCCGCGGCGCGATGAACCGCTTGCAAATGCAAGAGCGCGCGCGTGGCGCAAAGCCAACGCAGGGCGGATTCGACTACAAAAAGCAAACATATTCATGCGATATCTATGCTTTGAAAGTCGGCGTCACGGATGAAGATGAAATCGATTTCGATAACGTCATTGAATGGGATAATGAGGCGACAAACTTCCTCGCCCTCCAGTGTAAGCTTAATCGCGAAATCACCTGGAATAACAAATTCTTTAAAGAAGGCGTTTGGGGAACCGATAAAGCTGGTGTTGATGCAACGCCATCTGGCCAGCAATTCCTCCAGTGGAATGATGCGGGATCCGATCCGATTAACGACATCAAATCCGCCAATGTCGAAATGCTTCGCCGGACGGGCTTCATGGCCAATACGCTGACATTGCCATATGAGGTTTATTCTGAATTGACAGAACATCCGGACGTTATCGATCGCGTCAAATATGGGCAAACCGCTGGGTTGTTGGCCGCCGCACCCCATCAGCGGGCTATAACTTCGTCTGGAATGCATATAGCGCCAACGGCATGCGGATGCGCTCAAATCGCGACGATGAAGCGCTTACGGACTTCCATATTGTCGATGATGCCTATGATCAGAAAACCGTATCGGTTGATCTGGGCGTTTACTTCAAGGATGTTATCGCATAATTATCCCATAAGGGGTTAATCATAAATCCCGCGGGTTGGTAGCCTTGCGGGATTTTTTTTGAAAGGACTTAAGATGTCAAAACGAGATACGCGACCAAAGCATAAAAAAAACTTCGATCCTAAGCGGGATCTAGTTGCCGCCAAATCCATGCTATTGATTGGCACTAATTATCAAGCCGGAGATCCTATTATCCGCAAAGGCAAAAACGAAGTCTCGGATGCCTTGTGCGCGCGTTTTTGGTCAACTGGCCGGATTGCTTATGCGGATGAATATGAGGGCCAATCCCCCGTTAAGGTAGCGGATGCATCGGATGCCGATGATGCGCAGGAAGAAGATCCCCAGGATCCGCAAGATCCTGAAACGCCAGAGGATCCCGAAACGCCGGAAGATCCAGCGGATCCAGAGCCGCCAGTGCAAGAGCCGGCCAGCGAAAAAACAGCCAAAAAAGGCAAAGCTAAAAAAGGCGAATAAATAAATGTCAGATCCGCTTGAAGTTATACTTGAGGATATGGATCGCTTTATTGCCAAAGAGATTGTGGGCCTCGTTTTCGAGGTTCACGCCACAATGGTTGAGGCCACGCCTGTTGATTTAGGCTGGGCCCGCGCCAATTTTGTCCCCCAGATATCCACCCCCTATCGCGAAAATCTTATTGATGCCGAGCCCACAGCGGGGGCCGCGACAGGAAGATCCGCCGCTAATGCCGCCAAGTTGGGCAGGATAGCGGCCAGCTATAAGCTAAGTAATCGCCCCCTGTTCATCAGCAACAATGTCCCCTACATAGGACGCCTTAATGATGGGCACAGCAAGCAAGCGCCGCCGGGATATATCCAGGCATCCATCCAGCGCGCGGTTGCGGCCCGAAAAAGGTTTTAGGCAATGAGCGTCCGAGCAGATTTTAAAGAAAAAGTGGCAAAGCGTTTTGTCGATGAATTGCCGGATGGCGTTAAATATGTCCTCCCGGATTTTCCCACCGATGCCATGAAGGGCGAGGATGAATGGGTGCATCTAATCATCAAGCACAATACAAGCGATCAAAAAACGCACAGCGCAAAAGGAAACAGGCGCTTTAATCGCATGGGCCAGATCATCATCCGGATATTTACCAAGCCCGGCCAGGGCCCCAATCGCGCGGATGAAATCGCCGAAGCTGTCACGAATATGTTTGAAGGGCGCGCGCTGGAGGGTTTTGCGATAACTTTCACCAATACATCGCCGCGCGAAGCCGGGCTGGATAACGATAATCGATATAATGTCGTGATATCTGAAACAGAATTTCATTACCGTGAGATAAAATAGGGCCTAATCTTTGCCCCTTCCAATTCGATAAGCTTTGTGCCACAGGGATTCTAAGAAAAAAGTCCAGAGGATCTAAAAATGTCTGATACCAATTCAACAGAATTAACTTATGTGCGCCAAACGGGCTTTAAGCAGGGGCTCCCAGCATCGCCCGATTTCCGCATCCTTGAACGATCATCTATCAATTCATTCGGTAATTCGGTTACTAAGTCGGAGCCCACGCGGATTAGCCGGAACCGGAATGCCCGCAAAAAGCGCGTCACGGCTGTTGATAGCGGAGTCGAAGTAGAATCGCCGTTGGATTTTGATGGCCTCCATGAATTTGGCGAAGGCTTTACATACAGCAAAGCTAAGGGCGGCGTTTATTGGGATATTTCAGATGCTCTTTCAAACTCGATTGGCGTCACGGACGCAACGCTAGGCGCGGATAAGGTTGCAACTTTGGTTAATGGATCATCCGGCAACAGCTTATTGGTCACTAAAGGTTTAAAAAACACATCAAAAGATACTGTCCTTTTGCTTACCGCAACCCTTAGCGGCACAGGAACAAGAATTGTTATTTCTGGCGCTAATGAGGAAGTTATCCCGGCAAACCGCCGCGCGCGCGTCTATGTGGCGGGCCTTCGCGGCGCGTCCGGGGATCTTGAAATTGACGCCGATGGCAATCTTATTTCTACAGTTCTTGATTTCACAGCGCTAGGGCTTGAAGTTGATCAAGCGATCTATATCGGCGGCCCAGATGCGTCAAATAAATTTGATGAAGATGCCAACCAGGGCTTTGCTCAAATTTTAGAAATCTCCGCCAATAAGCTGACGCTTTATAATCGTGATCAGGATTATGTTCTGGATGATGGCGATGGGGTTCGGGTGGATATTCTTTATGGCCCATATCTTCGCAATTATTCAATCTCTGACGATAATTTCCAGCGGATCTTTTATACCTTTGGCCTATCATCCGAAATTAACGATACGACCTATTATGAATATGCGGAAGATAATGCATGCGACTCGCTATCCTTTGGGATCCTGGAGGAATTTTGCACAATGACGCTAGGCTTTGTCGGATCAACGACAACCAAGCCAAGCGAGACAGCCGTTAGCGGCCACAGCGATGCGGCCCCGCTTAACGCTACAGCGGAATTTGCATCATCCGTGGATCTTATCCAAATCGGGATTAAAGATATTGATGGATCTAATTTGCTGACTGATTTCGATGATCTGACGCTTACAATCACCAACGGGATCAGCGCGCGAAAAGTCGGCGGCGCTGTATCGCCAAGCCAATTAAACCTTGGCAAATTCCGGGTCACTTTTGACGGAACGGCTATTTTTAGCAATCCGGAGATTATTGAGCGGATCCAATGCGATCGCGAATTAAATCTTCGCTTTCCGCTTTGGAATGATGATGGCGGCCTATATTTCCACATCCCTAAAATGGGGCTTGAGGGCGGCGATCGATCTTTCCCGGAAAATGAATCGGTGACTATTTCGACAACCGGATATGCTTATAATGATGATATCGACGGATCATCAGTCAATATTTCGCTATTCCCGCTCTTGCCGAAACGCCCTTGCGCTATCTAATGCGCCCCAGATAGCGGCGGAAAAGCCCGGCCCTTCTCACAGGGGGTCGGGTTTTTTTATATTTACAGCGCGCGATATTTAACGCATCAAAGCGCCATCACTTTACCCGGAGTTAATATGTCAAACCAATTCGCCCACTTGATGAAGGATCTGCAAGTCGATGCCTCGCAGACAAAGCCCTATATTTTTTCGCAGATCATCGGAAAGCCATCCATCGAATTTAAGCCCGCGATCGAGGCCAACCGCGATTATGCGGATGCCATGTTGCTGTTGGCTCAAAAGAAGGGGCAGGATCCAAACCGCCGCGGCAAGATCAATATCTTAAAAGAAGCCCAGCGGGCGCGCCGGGAAGATATGGCGCTTTATTCAAAATATTGCGCGACATCATGGAAGGGCATCAAGGATATCAAGGGCAACGATGTCAAATTTACCACCAAGGCGGTCTTTGAGTTTTTGACAGCTTTGCCGACTCGCATGCAGGATCATTTGCGCGGATGGCTTAAGCAAGAGGTAAATTTCTTGCCAGAAAATGAAGATGAACAGCCTGAATTTGAAGTCGATGATTTGAGCGAATTATCTTTTGAAGATATCGAAGGGATCCTGGATGGATCCGCCGATGAAGGCGAAGATGATTTGGGAAAGTCCTCGGGCGCATAGTTGAATGGGAGGGCCGCTTTTCGCGCGATGGATTTCAAGCCCGGGGCGCGAAGAAAAAAGGCCGCAAGCTTCCGCAATGGTTCCTGGATCGCCCAGAAGTCCCCGAGGGAACGGCTTGGCTGTTTGATGCCTTTTGGGATCTATGCACCGAGCGATCGCATGACGGGGCCTTGCGCTGGAGCATAGCGCGGCAAAGATTTGATTTTTCTGGCCGCCATCCCAGGATGTGGGAGTTCTTTTGGTATTGCATGCAACAGATGGATGCCGGATATCATCGCGACCAAAAACGCGCCGCCGCAAAGCGCCGAGGCAAATCACGCGGCAAGGGCATACAAAGCCAAATCAAGGAATAATTGCCGCATTAAGCGCTATGTGTTACCGGGAGGCCAATTAACGGCCCCCGGAGCATATAAATGCCTTCATATCCTATTGATGTTCGCGTAGATCCTAGCGCCGCTGTATCTGGATCCAAGCGGATTAAAAACGAATTGCGCGCGACCCGCATGGAGGCATCCTCGCTTCAAAAGATTGCCGGGAGCCTATTTGCCGGGGCCGCGGTATCGGTAGCGATTAGCCGATCCATTAAATTGCTGGCCGGATATGGTCAGGAAATGTCAACCGTGAAAGCTGTCACGCGCGCGACTGATGCGCAGTTTGACGCATTGGCGGCAACAGCCGAGCGCCTTGGCAGATCCACACGATTTAGCGCCCAGCAAGCCGCGGAGGGCATGACCTTCCTGGCGCGCGCGGGCTTTGATGCCAATCAAGTGCTGGGAACCATTGAGGGAACGCTATTTCTTGCGCAAGCGGGCGGCCTGGATCTCGCATCCGCGGCGGATATCGCATCCAATGCATTGCAGGGCTTTAGGCTTGAGGTCGCGGAAACTGGCCGCGTTGTCGATGTTTTAGCGCTGGCGGCAAATAGCAGTAATACGGATGTCCGGCAATTGGGCTCCGCGATGTCATTTGTTGCCCCTATCGCGGCGGGACTCGGGCAAGATCTTGAAACCACAACCGCGGCCATCGGCGCGCTATCCAATGCGGGCATCCAGGGCTCCGCGGCGGGCACAGGCTTGCGCCGCGTATTAACGGGGCTTGAGAACCCGACATCCCAGGCGCGCGATGTTCTGGCATCACTTGGCTTAACAGCCGCCGATGTCGCGACAAGCCAAATCGAAGGCGGCCTAGTCGAAGCGCTTTCAAAGCTATCCGCGGCGGGCGTCACGACAGCCCAGGCGCTTGAATTGTTCGGCGATCGCGGCGGCCCGGCATTTGAAGTGCTGGTGCAAAGTATTGACGATGTGCTGGATATGACACGCGCGCTTGAAAATGCCGGGGGAACAGCGGAGCGGATCGCCGATACGATGGATGATAACCTTAATGGCGCAATTTTGTCTGTAAGATCATCCATGGAAGGTTTAATCATCGCGATCGGCAATGCCGGGGCAACTGATGTCCTTATTGTGCTGGCCAAAGGGCTGGCGGGAACCTTCCGCCTATTAGCCGATAACGCCGATATCTTGACGATCGCCGCGGTGGCGCTTGCGGTCTATGGCATCGGATCCATGACAAAGGCCATGATCCTAAATAGCACAACGCTTAAAGGCTTGATTTTAACCTATCGCTTTGCCGCGGCTGAAATGGGGATCTTCCGCGCGACCGCTTTGGCGACATCGGTTAGCGTCAAGGTTTTATCCACTTCATTGCTGGCGCTTTTAACAAATCCTGTGGTTCTCGGCCTGGCCGGTATTGCGGCGGGCTTTGCGCTGTTTAAAGCCGGGGTTAAAGATACGGGCGAGGAAATTGATGAAGCGACCGGGCTTTTAGGAAAGCTTAAGGGGGCTCAAGTTGATATCCAGCGCGATACAGAATTGCTGAAAACCCGCAATGAGGAATTGGCCGCCGCGATCGCCGAGACGGGATCCGCCGCACAATCCGCCGCGCGCCTGGAAATTGATGCCATCAGTAGCCGTTTGCGCAAAAATGAAGATCTTAAGAAAAGCTATTCCGGGCTCCTTAAGAC